TCAGTTGTTCCCGCGGCTAAGCGCCCGGGCAATCAGCGCCCGCAGCACCGTTTCAAAACACAGGCAGTAGTCCGGGTCGTCAAATCCCGGCTCGTCGGCCAGAAGGCGTTTGCGCGCGGCCGACATCAGCGACCCGTTGCCAAACAGCGGGTGCATCCTCCCGGTTCGCTGAACATGCCGGTCGGCAACCTCCGCTTCGGCGATCATGCGCCGGCACAGCACCTCGCGGTCAAGGGCGGGCGCGTTCAGCAGAACGCGCGCCGCCGCGCAGACATCGCCATGCAGGACCGGCCGCATGGGTTACGTCACCGTGATGGTCCGAAATGCGCCGGGCCCGAACCGCGCCGAGATCTGCGCCACCGAAACGTCAAAGGGCCGTACCGCGCCATCGGCACCCTGCTGCGCCGCGGGATAGGCCCATTCCGGCAGGGTGATCGTCTGCTCCCGCAAAACGGTGCCGTCCTTGCTGACACGCACGAGGTAGGATTCGCTTTCCTCACCCAACGGGACCTCTGGCATCGTCCAATCGTCGCCGTCGATCCGCGTGCGGCGGATCCAGCGCGCAGCCAAATCGCCCCCGGTCTCACTCACCCGCAGATGCGCGGGGGCGTAGGGCCGCAGACCAATCCCGTCAAAAGCTTCGACCAGGTGCGTGTAAAACGGATCGTCATAGCCCCGCCGCGCCGGTCCGATCCGGTAATGGCGCGCGACCCGGCGTTGCGAACTGCTCAACCCGATCTGCACCACCCGAGGGTCGATCAGCACGAACATGGAACCCGCAGGCCAGACATCGGGCATGATCCCATCCGTTCCTGCCTGCCCGCGCAACCGGTTGCACAACAGATAGGTATCCGGCGCGATCAGTTCGGCATCGGTGAACTGGAACAACTCCCAGTTGCCTGAGGATCCGTCGCCAATCGCCGCAAGATTCTTGCCGTTCAGGATCGCCTCAAGCGGGCGCGTTTCCAGGGCTCCGGCGACCAGCTTTACCTGCACCGCCGGTCCCCGGTCCCATAACCCAACGGCCGCCCGTTGCATCGGCGATTCCGTCAACCCGATCACTGCGCGCGCGGCAAGGATCTCGTCCAGTTCATAGCCTTCGTCGGAATCCGAGGAATAGAGCGCCACGGTGCCCGGCCAGGGTTGCGCCGTCACCGCGATATGGGGCGCGTGCGGCACCTCGTCCCCGCTCAACAGCGGCAGGTCCAGAAACACCGGCAAAACCGGCACCGGTGGCACAAACTCCTGCGATACAGGCCGGTCTTCGGCCATGTCCGACGGCAGATAAACGTTCGGCTCGATCCGAACCGCTTCGACCAGCTGCAACTCGGCCTGTTCGATTCGGTCCAGCCGGAACAGGCTGCCGGTTTCACCATCGGCGGCGGGCAGGCTCACGATATCACCCGCGCCCAGCGCCATGCGCGATGGCGGCAAAGCGAAACGAACCGCCTCCCGCGCCACCCGCGCCTCTGCCAGCCAGCGTTCCACCGTCTGCCGCCCCTCGGCCCGGGTCATCGCCAGCGGCATCTCGCTCGACGAAACCGCATGCGTCGCCGCATCGGGGAGCACCGCCTCTTCCGAGACCACATCGTGGTTGGCATCTGCCTGCACGAACCGGAGCCGCACCCGGCCGTTCATCTCGACCTCGGCATCGCGCCGATAGGCGCGGTCGCCCTCGATCTCGTCATGCACCGCCAGCAATTCGGGATCCAATTCCACCGGCTCCAGCCCGTCGCGCAGACGGAACACCAGGGTCCCGTCCCGCTCGATGGCATCGAACCCGTAACGCAGCATCAGCGGTTGCAGCGCCGCCCGCGCATCGCTGACCTGATCCACCACATAGCCGCGCACGATACCCCACAACCGGCTGACGTCGATCTCTGTCAGCCCGGCGCGACCGCAGATCTCGCTCACCACTGCCGCCAGCGTCCGGTTCCCGCTGCGCCCGTTCAGCCAATGACCCCGGGCATAGTTCGCCCCATCGGACCAAAGATCACGGTTGTTCGGAAAGGCCGGAAACGGCCGCGCATCCCAAGCCCAGACATAGGCATTGTCCAGGTCGATCATCGGCCCGCCATACTCTTCGGACACCGGATTGGCCGCCGGATCGTCCCAATACCCCAGAACAGCGCGCAAGTACTGGATCTGGATCAGATCATCGCGCGCGCCGTTCGAATACTTTGGCAGGCTCGATTCCGAGGATTTGGGATCAAGGAACTTGTTGGGCTGATTGGTCCCCTTGTCCACCGCCGCGCAGCCCAGTTCGGTGAACCAGACTGGTTTCGACTGCGGCACCCAATCGGTCGGCACCGCCTGCCGGACACCGCCGATCCGCTCGTGATGACTGTTCAGCCACCAGTTGCGAATGTCCTTGTACCGCCAGACCCAGGGCTCTCCATGCGCTGCATCGGTGATCGGCGTGCGGATCTGCGCCGCTTCCGCCTCGGGCGAGTGATAGTACCAATCGTAGCCTTCCCCGCCTTCGACATTGCTGCGCAGATAACTCTGCTCATAGATCGCCGCCGCCCCGGCCAACGCGTCGGCATGACCCGGCATATCACGCCAGTCGGACAGCGGCATGTAATTGTCGATCCCGACAAAGTCGATACTGGCATCCGCCCACAACGGGTCCAGGTGGAAATACCGGTCGCCGCTGCCGTCCTGCGGCTGATATCCGAAATACTCGCTCCAGTCAGCAGCATAGCCAATCTTGGTCTCTGGTCCCAGAATAGACCGCACCTCGGCCGCAAGCGCCCGCAATTCCGCAACCGCCGGAAAGCCCGCCGCGCCGCGGATCTGGGTCAGCCCGCGCATCTCGGAGCCGATGCAAAAGGACGCAACCCCGCCCGCCGCCGCACAGAGCGCGGCATAATGCAGAATGAACCGCCGCATTCCCCAGTCCCCCTCCGAGCCGGTATAGGTAACAACCCCTTCGCCAACGGTGAAATCGGCAGCACTCGCCACGCCGAAAAACGCCGCCACCTCCGCATCGGCCCCGGAACTCTGGTCGGGCGAGCCGGGCTGGCCCGGCGCCAGGCTCAGAGTAATCCGCCCGCGCCACGGCAGGTGCGCCTGCCCCTCGCCCCCCGTCCAGGGGTCGGGCAAGGCATTGCCCTCCAGCTGATCCATCAGGATGAACGGATAGAACATCACCCGTTGTCCACTGTTCTTCATATGCCGGATCGCCTCGACTACCGCCGTATCCGCCGGTGTGCCGCCATAGATCGGCCTGTCCGCCACCCGCGCGATCTCGTCTGCTGTCGCTCGGGTCAGTCCCGACACCCGCCAGGACATGTTGGCCCCGTCGATCTCCTTACGCTCGACTTTGGGCTTGATCTCACAGGAACCGCAGCGCAGGTCGCTACCGAACCAGGACACCACCAGCGACGCCGCTCCGGTCCCCGGCAGTTCGTCCGCCAACGCCTCCATCGAGGTGACAAAGTCGGTCTGGCCCGAAGGCGAATTTGAGTTGGCCGCCCAATAGCTGCCCGGCCCGGTGGTGTAATTCACCTGCGTCGTGGCCAGCGAATATTCGCCCGTTCCCGGGATCACCGCCACCCCCCGAACCAGTTGCGCCAGACTCTCGGAGTATTCCGCGCTTCCCGGCTGGTCGCCGCGCACCACCTCAAAGGAAAACTGCGGCACCCGGTTGCCGAACCGGTCCAGCGCCAGGTTTTCGAACACCACATAGGCGGTGCCGCGATAGGCCGGCACCATACCCGCCCCCTCGACAGCCTCCAGCAGCGGGTCGGGCAACTGGTCCTCGGTGCCGCGATAGACCCGCATGTCCAGCTCGGCGGGCGCGATCTCCTCGCCATCCGCCCAGATCCGCCGCACGCCCGCGATCTCGCCCTCGCACAGCGCCACCGCCAGCGAGACGGAATAGCTGTAGGTCGTCGTCTTGGGTTGCGAACGCCCCCCCTTGCCGCCACCGCTGACCGAGGTGGTCTCGACAAAATCCGAAGCCCAGATCACCTGACCGCCCACCCGCATCCGGCCATGAACCTGGGCAACCGGGTTGCCCTCGCCTGAATTTGTCAAGCGGAAGCGGTCCACCTTGCCGGTCTCCACCGCCGATGCCCCGGATCCCAGCAGACGCTGGTCGATCACCCGGCCCAGCGTGGCCCCCACGGCCCGCCCCAGAACGACCGAGGACAGGCCCGCGACGGTCCCGCCAATCGAGCCGCCAATGGCCGCACCCGCAGCCGAAAGAAGTATCGTCGCCATCAGCACACCTCCAAGGGAAATTCGAACCGGGCCACCACGCGCCGCATCCACGGCGCGCTGAGCGGGCTTTCCACCACACCATGCCCGCTATAGGCGTGGATGAACCGGGGACAGGTCCCCGTCACCGAGACGATGCCCAGATGTTTCGCCACGCTGCCCGCTCGCATCCGGAACAGCAGCACTTCGCCCAGGGCCATGTCGCCGCCTACAACCTCGCGCAGATGCCGCTGCGCTGCCGCCCACAGACGCTCTTCACCCTGCGGCTCGGACCAGTCCATGGAATAGGCCGGCACCGCCTCGGGCTCGCCGCCCTTCAACTCACGCCAGACACCCCGGATCAGGCCCAGACAATCGCTGCCCGCGCCCCGGACTGAGCATTGGTGGCGGTAAGGCGTGCCCAGCCAGTGCCGGGCCAAGCCCACGATCCTGACGCCTTGGGCACTCATCGCAGGCTCCCGCCGGTATTGGCGCCGATCCGTTTCGGCGTCGCGATCACCCAATCCTCGCGCGGCAGATCGGGAAATCCTTGGAAATTCGACAGATTGTTGAACTTCAACCGGCAGGTCTCCATCCGCTTGTCACAGCCCGCGCTCAGGCGCACCGCGTCGCCCGCCCGGATGCCGCCCCGCATCGGCTCCCACAGCTCGATCTCACGCTGCCCGTCGACGATCCGGTCGCTCTTGATCAGCGCCCAGAGGCCCTTTGCCGACCCGTCCAGAACGTCGACCCGCCCGCGCTGAAACCAACCCGGCTCGAACCCGTCGAGCAAGGGCCAGCGAAACAGGCGCGCCTCTTCCATCTCACCCACCACCAGATCGGTGGTGTAACCCGGCGTGGCCAGATCGAACCGACACCGGACATCCCCCAGCACGGCCGTACAAGGCTTCTGATAGACCCGCCCCAATGGCTGGTTCAGCACATCCGTCAACCCGCGCAGCTCGGCATGAAACGCCCCGCCACCCCTGCCCAGCTCTCCGATCGAGCCACGGAACTGCAACCAGCGCTGCTCGGGTTCAGCCCAGTTCACCAGCCAGGACAGCACCTCGGCGCCGTCGAACCGGCCCGCCTCGATATCCTCCTCGCGCACCGCCGCATCGCTGAGCGCGCCCAGCGCCTCGGAATTGTCCACCGACAGGCCGGTGCTCTGCTCCAGTGCCGCCGCCGACAGCCCGCTGTCGGCCTTGAAACAGACACCTTCGAAGTTCAGCGCCCGATCATGGTCCGTAAACCCGAACGTCTCGCCATCCTTGCGCCGAATGGCCCAGCACCGGCACAAAGTGGTCACCCCGCGCGCCAGATGGGCCTGCAAGGCCTCGCTTACCCCGCCCATCAGACCCGCACCTCGACCACCGGCACATTGGGCACGTCGCCGGCGCGGAAGCTGGCGACGCTGGTCTGGATCCGGTCGGTGTCGAACCGCACCGGCACGTCGAACTCGAACCCGGCGCGGATCACCGCCCCTTCGGTCGGCGGCGTCACGAAACTCACCAGCCCGGAGGTCGTATCCACCGCGTAATCAACGCCCTCCTTCATCTCGTCCTGGTCGATGCCCACCCGCACGCTGCCCAGCACCGGCTTGGCAATCGGCCGCGCATAAGAAAACTGCCCCGAGCGATAGGTCTTGATCAGCGGAAACCGGGTCTCGATCCCGTCGCCACTGGCAATCACCTGATCGTCGAACTTGACCTCCACCGAGGCCAGGCTCGACTTGTAATCGGACCAGTCCTTCCAGCGGAAGCCGTACATCTGCCCCTGCCGCGCCTCGAAAAACGCGATCAGCGTCTCGACATCGTCCAGCGAACGCATACCCACGCCCGCGTCATAGCGGCGCCGCGAATGCGCCCAGGGCGTGTTGCGCTCCTCGTATCCATTGACCAGCGTCACGATATCGGTGCGCCGCTCCGGCCCGCCGACCGAGCCAAAGCTCAGGTTGGCGGGGAATCTGACCTCGTGGAAATTCATTGCGCGCTCCCTTCCTCAGCGATTGCGGTTGCCACGCCCCAGGGCGCGGCCCATCTGGGCCGCGATCTGGCCCTGACTGCGGCGGAACCCCTGCACATCGGGGGTGGTGATGTTCATCACCACGTTCACCGCCCGGCCGCCGCCACTGTTGCGCACGCCCAGCTTGCCATCGGCGCCGCGTGCCAGCGGCATGATCGCCTCCGGCCCCGCCTCGCCCATCAACCCCATGCCGCCGCGCATCGGAAAGGCCACCGGCCCGCTGACCACGCCACCGCTGGCAAAGGGCATCACCCGCCCCTGGCTGAACGAGCCGCCCTGGGCAAAGGGCAACAGCCCCTGAACCAGCGACCCGACCCCATCCGCGATCAGCCCGCCGAAATGATCGGTCACCGGTTTGATCGCCGCGGAATAGGTGGTCTGGATCATCGACCGCGCGATGGTGTCCAGCGCATCCGACAGTTTCATGCCGTCCAGCACCACACCGTCGAACGCCCGCCTGAGCCCCTTGGACAGCCCCCGCTCCAGCGTCTGCACATCCTGTCCGGTCTGGCCCAGCGATGTCCGCACCCGGCGCAGCTCGGCATCGAACCCCGCCGCCATCACGGCGGCATCGCCCAGCGTATCCCCCAGGCTCTCGCCGGTGGCCTGCAATTCGGAAAACCCGTCAGTCTCCGCCATGATCCTCTCCTTCACTCTTGTCCGGCCAGGCCGCCAGCAAGGCGTCCAGCCCGGCCCGGTTCATCGGCGCGGCGCCCGCGCCCTGCCCCAGCATCAGCCGCAACTCGGCCGGGGTCAGCCGCCAGAACGCCTCGGGCGTCAGCCGCAGCCCCAGCATCCCGGCCCGCATCAGCGCGGGCCAGTCGAACCCGCTCATGACTCGCCCGGCAACATGAAGGCACGCGCCAGCAGCTCTGCCGCCGCCCGCGCCGCCGCCATCGGGCCGCCCGCGATCTCGGCGCGCAGCAGGCTCGCCTGCGTCACCTCGGCCCCGCCACCGCGCAACCCCGCGACCACCAGCGCCAGCACGTCGCGGCTGGAAAACGCCCCGCCCTCGAACCGCTGCACCAGTTCCACCAGCGAGCCGCTCTCCAGCTCGGCCTCCAGCTCGGCCAACGCACCCAGCGTCAGCTTCAGCACCCGCCGCTGCCCGTCGATGACCAGGGCCACCTCTCCCGTCCACGGATTGGCCATGATCAGATCGCGGTAAAGCTCAGGGCACCGGCGCTGGCCAGGCTCACCTCATAGGTCGCCTCGCCATTGTGGCTGCCCGCATAGTCGATGCCGGTCACCTGGAACGGACCTTCGACAATGCCGAAATCGGGGATGATCACCTGGAAATCCGGGGTCTCGCCGTCAAAGAACAACTGCCGCGCCCGCTCGTCCGTGCCCGCATCCTTGAACACGCCCGAGCCCGAGATCGAGGCCGATTTGACCCCCGCGCCCGACAGCAGCTCGCGCCAGCCACCCTGGCTCTCCAGGCTGGTGACATCCACGCTCTCGGCGTTAAAGCTCACGCGGGTCGCACGCAGCCCCGCGATGGTTTCGAACTGGCCCGTGCCGTTCATATCCACTTTGACCAGCAGGTCCTTGCCGTTTTGGGCACCCATGATGTTACTCCACGTTCAGGTTGATCAATTGTCTTCGACGCGGGCGCGAAACCGCAGGTCGATCTGCCGGACCGCGCTCCCCGTTCCGGTCCGCCGGGCCGAGGCCCGCTCGAACCACAGCCCCACCAGCCGCCCGCGCGCCAACGCCAGCGCCGCATTCTCCAGCGCATCGCTCACCGCCGCCGCCACCGCCTTGGCCCCGGCGAAACCGGCGGCCTCGGACACCACCGAGACGGTGAACCGGTGCTCGGCCCCGCCGCTCTCGCGGTCCGAGGCGTCGCGCGCCTCCTCCGGGCCCAGCAGCACATAGGTCTGCGGCACCGTCCCTGCCGGCAGGGCATCGTAGATATCCGTCCCCACCAGAGCCGCCACTCCGGGATCGGCCAGCAGGTGCTGATAGACCGCCGCCTGCAACGCCGCCGCCATGCCATAGCTCATGCCGCCACCTCCTCATCCGCAAAACAGGTCAGGAACCGACCCGCCGGGTCGTGTTCAGCCACCGCGCGGATGACAAAGACCCGCGCGCCATCGCTCAGCCGCTGCTCGGGCGCGGGCCGCATGCTCGACCCCTGCGGCGCTGCGCGCACCGTGATCCGGTAGGCCACGCGCGAGCGGGACGCCCCCGCCTCGAGCCGCACGGTGCCGCTGCGCGCGTTCACCTCGGCCCAGAGTGTGCCCAGCACCTCCCAGCTCTCGGAGAACCCGCCCGCGCCATCGGCCACCCGCGCGGGCGCCTCCAGCACCAGGCGCCGGTTCAGATGCGGCGCCTTCATTGCACCACCCCCGAGCCGAACCGCACCGTCCGGTAGCGCTGGATCAGGCTGGTCACGCCAAACGGCATGCAGCCATCGCCCAACGCGGTCTCGTGACGGTATTCGTAGTAGTGCGCCGCCAAGAGCAGCACCGCCTGCCCCAGGTCCGCAGGCAACCCGCCCCACTCGGGCGCCATGCCCGCCAGCAGAACGATCTCCGCCGCGCCCCCCGTGGGTATCGTCGGCAACAGCGCGCCCGCCGGGCGCAGCCGGGGCCGCTGGCTGTCACGCTCCAGCCGATAGGCCGCGCCAGCCAGCACCGTCTCGCCACCAGCCGCGTCGCGCAGCGTCACCGAGAGGACCGATTGCACCGGCGCCACCGGCAACACCTCGGCAGTCTGGTCGCGCCAGCCATACACCGTCCACGAGAACTGGCGTGAAATCAGAACCTTGCCCGTCCGCGCCTCGATCGCTGCAATCGCCGCCCGCAGGAACCCGTTCAACACCCCGTCCTGAACATCATCCTCGGCAAACCCGGTACCCAACCGCAAATGCGCCTTGAACTCGGCCACCGGCAGCGCGGCGTCGGGAACGGCTGTCTCTTCGATCAACATCATCAATTCACTCCGCAAGCTCGGACCCCTCCGGGCCGTTCGTCTCTGGTCATGCGGGCCCGCGCCGCCTCGCGTTGCTCGGACGGAGGGGGAGCAGCTAGACAACGCCAGGGAAACCGGCGCGCGCCCGCATCCGGGGCCGGTTACCCGGCCCCGGACCCGGCTACGCTCAGGCGACGCCGAATTTCAGCAGCTTGATGGCGGCAAAGTCGCTCACATCGCCGCCCACGCGCTTGGTCGCGTAAAACAGCACATGCGGCTTGGCGCTGAACGGGTCACGCAGCACCCGCAGGTCGGGGCGCTCGGCCACGGTATAGCCCGCGCTGAAATCGCCAAACGCGATGGAGTAGCTGTCGGTCGCCGGATCCGGCATGTCCTCGGCAATCACCACCGGATAGCCCATCAGGCGCGCGGGCTCTCCCGCCGCCAGACCGTCCGACCACAGAAAGCGGCCGTCGGCGTCCTTCAACTTGCGGATCACGCCAGCGGTCTTCGAGTTCATCACAAAGGCACCGTTGCCCCGGTACTGCGCGCCCAGCGCATAGACCAGATCGACCACATCGTCGGCATCGACCCCCCCGGCCACGCCCGAGGCGACATAGCCCAGATTGCCCCAGGCCCAGCTGTCATTCTCGACCGCCGGATGATTCAGGAAACCGCGCGGCTTGTTCACCCCGTCGCCATTGATGAAACTGTCAGCCTCGGCGCGTGCGAACTTGTCGGCGATACGGCCCGCCAGCCAGCCCTCGATGTCAAAGGCGCTGTCGTCCAGCAGGCGCTGGCTCGCCTTGGGCAGCGCGCTAAGTTCGTGCAGCGGGATCGAGATCCGGTCGATCGACGGCGTCCCGGTCTCGGTGGCCGCCGCGGTCTCGTCCGCCCAGCCCGCGCCGATATCGGTATGGTCGATCAGCACGTCGAACGAATTCGCCTGCACATTGACCACCGAGGCAATCGACCGGATCGAGGCGGTCGAATGCAGCACCGCCTTGATGCGCTCGGCGGTCTGCGGATCGACCAGGAAGCCACCGTCGCTGTTGATCGCGGTCGACATCGCCTTGCCTTCCAGAACCAGCCCGCGCAGCGCGTCATCGTCGCCCGAGCGCAGGTAGGCGTCGAACGCCTTCTGATGCGGCGCTCCCTCGTCATGAGAGGCGGCCAGATGCGGACGCGCCGCGAGTTGAGATTTACGATCCAGCATGTTCAGTCGCTCTTCCGTCTGTTGCAGTTTGGTTTCAAGTTCGGTCTGAAACCCCTTGAATTCACTCACGAAGCCAGCCATCGCCCGCTTCACCTCCTGAACCAGGGGCACACCCTCTCCGGCCAAGGCCGGGACATCGGTCTTGCTCATCGGCACGTCCTTTCTGGGTGGGTTGCGGCGCGCTTACCTTCGCGCCAGTTCCTGCCGGGCGCTGTCGAACAGCTCGGCAATGCTGCGCCAGGTCCATTCTGCCTCGGGGGATGTCCCCTTGGCCGCGACCCGGGCACTGGGCAGCATGGGAAAGGTCACCAGCGACACTTCCCACAGCTCCAGTTCGGTCAAGAGCCGCTGGCCCTTGTCATTCTTAATGGCCCGCCGGGTGCGATAGCCGATCGACAGACCGTCGAGCGCTCCGGCGCGGATCAGCGCCGCCGCCTCGCGCCCCTTCTGGGTGCTCTCCAGCAACCGGCCCTTGACCCACAGCCCGCGCGCGTCCTCGCGCACCTCGTCCCAGACCCCGATGGGTTGCGACGGGTCGTGCTGCCACAGCATCTTGACCCGCTGCCCCCCGGCCTCCAACGCCTTCAGCGAGGCGGCATAGGCCCCCGCCTGCACATTGTCGCCGCCTTGGTCGGTCTGGCCAAACAGGCTGGCATAGCCTTCGATCACCGCATCCTCGCTGACCGTCAGCCCCTCGCCAAACCGGGCGAACTTGTGCTCCAGCCCCGTATTCACATCCATGACCTACTCCTTGTAATCCACTGAAACCTCAGGGCGTAACCACCAGGAACGATTGAAAGACCTGCGCAAGGATCGCCCCCGCGACGCCGTAAACCGTCAGCCACAGCCGCCGCTCCAACCGCTCCAGCACCTCGTCCAGTTGGTCCAGTCGGCGACACAGATGCTCGTGTTGCAGGGCCGAGACCCGCTCATGCGCCTCCAGCCGCAGCCCCGGCGCGCAGTCAAAGGGCGCATAGCCCGGCCCATCAGCCATCGGCACCCTCCGCCAGCGGCGGCAGACCCAGGATCGCCCGCTTCTCCGCCGGTGACAGGAAATCCGCCGCCGTCACCCGCGCCCATTGCGCATCGCGCTCAGCGGCCAGCGCCGGCACCTGATCCAGGTCGGGTTTCAGCGCCAGCGCCTCGCCCGCAAACCCCGACAGCCACTCCGACAGACTTGCCACCACCCGCGTCACCAGCGGCAGCACGGTCAGGCGATAGAACGCCCGGTTGGCCTCCTGGTAGTTCGAATAGGTCGCGTCGCCCTGGATGCCCAACAGCATCGGCGGCACGCCAAAGGCCAGCGCGATCTCGCGGGCGGCGGCTTCCTTGGTCTTCTGAAACTCCATGTCCGAGGGCGAGAACCCCATCGGCTTCCAGTCGAGCCCACCCTCCAGCACCATCGGCCGGCCGGCATTGCGCGCACCCTGGAAATTCGCCTCGATCTCGTCGGACAGGCGTCGAAACTGGTCCTCGGCCATCACGCCCTGCCCATCCGACCCCTTCCACACCAGCGCGCCCGAGGGCCGCGCGGCATTGTCCAAGAGCGATTTCGACCAGCGCGAGGCCGCGTTATGCACATCCACCGCCATCGCCGCCGCCTGCATCGGCGAAAACCCGTAATGGTCGTCCTGTGGATGAAACGCCTTGATATGACAGATGGAATCCGTATCGAACCGATGCGTCTTGGCCCCCACGGTATAGGTATAGGCCACCGGCCAGCCATCCGTGCCCGGCACCACGCTCATCCGGTCCGAGCGCAGCACATGCAACTCCAGCGGCAGCCCGGCTTCGCCTGCGACCGCCTCGACATAGGCATTGCCGGTCAGCAAGAGCTGTCCAAACAGCGCCTCCATCAGCTCGGCCCGGCCCTGCGCCGCGTTCGGACGGCGCACCAGCGACAGCATCGGATGGATCTCGTAACGCTGGCAATGATCCTGCAACACCAGCGGCAGCGCCGCCGCCGCCTCGGCGATCAGCTTGACCGAGCGGAACCCCACCGGATTGCCCGCAAACCCTGTCCGCGTCAGCGAGGCGGTGTCGCGCGGGCTCCAGGCGACGCGTCCGGCATTGTGCCAGGCCACCACCGGCCCGGCGGCGCTCGCCTTGACCTCGGGCGCCTCCGCTCCGGCTCCGCGACGCAGGAAATCAAAGATCAT